GTGAGTCAGGTGGACTACGTAATGGTCTAGTGATCAACAACTTTCATGGGTTCCGTTTGTACTCATCCTCAAACCTACCAGCAGTAGGTACAGGTCCAGGTACATCAGGAACAGCTAACCAAAACACAGCTTTTGGTGTGATTGTTGCTGGACATGATTCTGCTATTGCAACTGCAGAGCAGATCAATAAGACAGAAACATATCGTGACCCTGACAGCTTTGCTGACATTGTTCGTGGTATGCATCTATATGGTAGGAAGATACTTCGTCCTGAAGCAATCGTTACTGCCAAGTACAACGCAGCATAAGGGAGGATTGAATTATGGCTACAATTACAATGAGCACGAACTCTGCCTCTACTTCTAATAATGGTGGTACTGGCAATAAACAGCTTCGTGGAAGTTTAGTAACTCTGCAAAACGATATTGATCTTGCAGATGCTATCCTACAAAACGGTGGTACTGCACTAGCAGCTAATGATATCATTGAAGCTATTGCTGTTCCTGCAAACACTATGGTCCTGTACGCAGGTTTCAAAGTTGTCACTGCTACTACTGACTCTGCTTTGCACGTTGGTATTACAGGAACAGACGTAGACTTGTTTGCTGCGTCATTCGACTTAGATGGAGCTTCAGTAGGAGATATTACTCCCCCTGCAGGTCTATCAAGTGGTGTTGTTGCTAATGTACCAGCATTTACTGCATCAGCAGATACTCTTGATGTAGAGATTCATGCTTCAAGTGGAACTATTACTGGTGGTATTATTCGTGTGTTTGCCGTGTGCATACTCATGGATGAAGTATCACAGAGTGGCTCTGCTCAAGAAGTGGATCGTGATCTACTCGCATAAAAACTTTAGGGGCTGACTTAGGTTGGCCCCTTTAGCTTACCATAAGGGATTATAATGGCATACGATTATTTAGGTTTAGTTAACGATGTTAACAGAAGGTTAAATGAAGTAGAACTTACTTCTAGTAACTTTACCTCTGCAATAGGTGAGTATGCTATGGTAAAGGATGCTATAAATGCATCAATAAGATATATTAATCAACACGAATATGGTTTTCCATTTAACCATGATACAGAAACAAAAACTTTAACTGCAGGTGTAGTAAGATATTCTATACCTACAGATGCAAAGTCTGTAGATTATACTACAGCAAGAATTAAAAAAGATGCAGATTTAAGTGTAACTGGTAATAAATTAAATGTATTAGATTATAAAGAATATATATCTAAGAACTATGCTAATCAAGAAGATCCTATAGCATCAACAACTATTAATGCATCTTCTGGATTATCTGCATCTGTAACTGCAATAACTGTTGCATCAACAACAGGGTTTACATCTACTGGTACAATACATGTAGGTGGAGAGCAAATAACCTATACAGGTATATTAGGTAATGATTTTACTGGATGTACTAGAGGTGCAAATAGCACAACTGCAGCTACTATAGCAAATAGTACAGTAGTAACACAGTTTACAGAAGGTGAGGTTCCTAGAGCTATAGTAAGAACCCCTGACAATAATTACTTATTATATCCATATCCTGACAAACAATATGTATTGGAGTTTGATTATTACAAGCTACCTACAAATTTATCTGCAGCTACAGATGTGCCTAGTCTTCCTGTGCAGTTTAGGTATGTTATTGTAGATGGAGCTATGTATATGGCCTATATGTTTAGGGGTGAAACACAAGAAGCCATGATTTTAAAAAGTGCTTTTGATGATGGAATTAAAAACATGCGTACCCTTTATATTAACAGATATGATTATGTTCGTTCTACAGCTATAGCATCAGGAGCAATGAACACTAAGATACTACCAAGCAGAGTATTGTAATCCATGCCAACTAAAAGAGAAACGTTTCCCGTAGAGTTTAGGGGAGGGCTTGTTACGAACATAAGTCCGTTGCAACAAGGTATTAATATGCCTGGATCTGCAATAACGTTAAAGAACTTTGAGCCATCTATTGTTGGTGGATATAGAAGAATACTTGGGTTTAGTAAGTTTGATGCTAATAAGATACCACCATACGGACTAGCAGTTGTAGATGGGAAAGGTCAAACAGGAACTACACTAACTGTAGCTAGGACACACACTACACCTGTAGCAGATGATACATTTACTGTAGCAGGTATAACAGGAACACATACAATAGATAGTGTATCTTTTGATGCTACTAATAATAGAACAACATTAGTATTAGATGCTAGTCTTGGTGCTACAGCAAATGTAAATGGTGCAATAAGCAGTGCTACAGCCTTAGTATTAGATGGAAATTCTGGTACTATAGAAGCAGGAATGGAAGTTACAGGAACAGGTATTTCAGGGACTGTAACTGTGGCTAGTGTAACAGATCAAAATAATATTGTTTTATCTTCTTCACAATCTTTAAGTAATGATGTAGCACTAAAATTTAGCCCATTAAACGGGGCAGCATTAACATTTACAAGTTACTCTACTCCTTATAGAACACAGGGTGTAGAAGTTTTTGGTGATGATGTTATTGTAGCATTAAACTCAGACTTGTATAAAACATCTGGTAGTGGTTTTACAAAAGTAAATGTACCTGCATATGGTACTGTATTAGTTAATGGTGGCTCTAACTCAGGTGGTACATTAGCAGTAGATGGATTAACTGTTGCTCCTCAGATAGGAGATATGTTTACCATAGCTAGTGTTGACAAGGTATATACAGTAACCTCTGATGCTGGTGGTATAGGTGGACAGACACTAGCAATAAGTCCTAACCTAGCATCTACTCCTGCTGATAATGCTGTTGTAACATTTATAAGTTTAAACAGAGAGGGTGCAGGTAGAACTAGATTTTCTGAGTATAACTTTACAGGAACACGTAAGGTTGCAATAGTTGATGGGGCTAACCCACCTGCACTATATGATGGTACTAGTTTTGTAGAACTTACAGGAGCACCATCAGATGCATTATCTGCAACACATGTAACTAATTTTAAGAAACATTTATTTTATGGCAAAGGAGATGTAGTTACTTTTACTGGCCCACTATTAGACAGTGATTTTACTTCTGGTAATGGGGGTGGTAGTTTTAGAGTTGGGGGTTCTGTTACAGGGTTAATACCTTTTAGAGAATCTCTCATAATATTTACAGATAGAACTATCCAACAGATATCAGGCACATCATTAGCTAACTTTGCATTAGCACCTATTAGTGAAGATATTGGATGTATTGATGGAGATACTATTCAAGAAATAGGTGGAGACATTATGTTTCTTACTGCTGATGGTTTAAGATTACTAGGTGCTACTGATCGTATTGGTGACTTTGGTTTGGGTATTATATCTAAATCAATACAGGCTACTCTAGGTGATTTTATTAGGTCTGCTAGTTTATTTACTAGTTTAACTGTAAGGTCTAAATCACAATATAGATTGTTTGCATTTAATCCTGATCAAGTAGGTGCTGCAGCTAAAGGAATAATAGCTACACAGTTTGCTCCTCAAGGTGGTGCAGACTTTGCTTTTGCAGAAATACGGGGTATGGAAGTATTTTCTGCATCAAGTAAAATGGTAGGCTCCAACGAAATTATTGTTTTTTCTGGTGATAATGGCCTTCTTTATAAAATGGAAGATGGTAATAGTTTTGATGGCTCTAATATATCTGCAGAATATTTATCTCCATATTTACCAATAAATGATCCAAGGATTCGTAAAACGGTATACAAAGCAAATTTGTTTACAGACCCACAAGGTGCAGTTAATTTTGATTTTAATTTAAAGTTTGATTTTGATGAATTAGATTCTGTGCAACCTGCAACAATATCTTTTTCTAATGAAACTGCACAAATATCTTTTATAGGTGTAAATAGTTTTGCCAAATTTTCTACTAGAGGTTCTGGAACTAGTGGTGGCACTACATTAACTGTAGCTGACAATACTAATATGGCATTTGGTGATACAATAACAGGAACAGGAATACCTAGTAGTACTACAATTACTTCAACAGGCACATCAAATATAGGAACTACAACCACTGCAACAGCTAAAGTAAATGGAGAAGTATCATTATCTGCATATGCAGCATTAGGAAAATCTAATTTAAAAGAAATAGTTTTAGATAATAACTCTGGTACAATTGCAGTTGGCATGGGTGTATCAGGAACTGGAGTGGCTAGTGATACTGTAGTTACAACTGTAACAGATCAAAATAATATTACATTATCTAATAATCAAGTATTATCGGATAATGTAGATTTAACATTTAAAAGCACTGCAATTACTATTAGTGCTGCCTTGACCTCTACTATAAGTAGTGTTAGAATTACAGATGCAGGTTCAGTGTTTGGTGGTAAGGTTCAAAACTTATTTAAAACACAAACAGTAGGCACAGGATTTACAACAGCA